AATAAATGACTTGTATTGCACACTGTCCCATTAATTTTAAGTCAGAACAAAGTCTCCTTACTACTTCATCTTTAAATAAAGAAATCATCATAGCATATTGCTCTGGGCGCCTATGTGAATCAGTCGCATCTAAACCTTTACCATAAATCATTTCTGAAATACCATTAATAATAGCCATATTAGTTGGTGAGCCATTATATCTGTCGATTAGGTATTGAAAATAGTTGTTGTCTGAGCCGAACTCTATCCAATCCGTACCTGCTTTCTCTTTTACTTGCGGAGATGTGTAGGTGCTTAAATTAACAATACTTAATTGTGTCTTATTTTTCATATTATAATATAATCATTATCGTAAGCATCTGCACCTGTTGGAACTGTATAAGCTCCCTCGTTAACTGAGTAGTAATCATTGTTTGTTTGATTAATGGTTTGATCTGTACAGAAAATTTTGTCTTTATAAATAACACTTGTTCCCTCTTTGACTGTTAAATCATAAAATCTCCCTTCTACTAATACTGGGCTTAATGCTTTAGATATTACTAGATAGTTTTTATCGGTTGTTGTTGTAATACCTGAATAAGTTGTTGATGTGTTTGTTGAATCGTCTCTTACTACCATACTAACAGTACCGCCATAATTTCTAGGAATTATATTAATCGTTTGTGCTGATGCCGTTGTAGTCAAGTGTATCATACTTATATAACGTACTATCTTTAAATTTTGTACATAAAAAAAGGTGGTAATTAAACCACCCTTCTTACTAAACAAAAAATTTACTCTATTATGAAAACTGATAAAGTTCTAATAAAGATATAAAAAAAAGGGATACGATTTACATACCCCTTAATTTTTTTTGATAACAAAGTTAAATCCTATTAGTTAGGAGTTATCTGTGAGCCTTGAGTAGCACCTGTTACAACTGTTGAAATTGTAAAGTCTGGCGCAGCTATTTCTTGTGCAACAAATGTTAACGAGTAACCATTTAAGTCACCCATTGCTGCACCGTTAGAAAAAGTTCCAGTCGTTAGTTCACAACCATTAACTTTACCCATTAAATAATAAGAGCTACCTGCTTCGCCACTATAAGCCTCAACCCAAATATGTGGACGTGCAATAGCAAGAAGTCTTATTTCTTCTTGAGTATGTCTATCTTGGAATGTAAAGTTTAAAGTTAAAGTACTTTCGTAAAATGTAGTACCATTTTCTCTAGAACTTGTTACAGTAGTTTCCATTGTTGAATTACCTTTGAGATCAAACTGATATAAAGTAGGGCTACCTGCGATTGCTGAAATTTCAAAATCACTAATAGTAATTGCGCCTAAAGTTCCAAAATCTGCAAAGTAAACTGACTTTAAGCCACCTACTCCTGATTTACAGGGTACTTTTCTACCTTTTGTTAATAAACAAGCCATATTATATAGTTATTATAAAAAGGGAGGAATTAACCTCCCCTCTTAGATTAGTTATTAAGAATAAAAAACAATATCTGCTCCTACCCCGATTTGACATCCTGCCGTATAACGCATAATAACTCTCACATTATTACTGCCATCTTTGTCAGCCATATCAATAAAGCGAACTTCATTAATATCTGAAGTTAATCCCGTTCCAAAGAAAAGGTTGCTCTTATAAGTAAGAAGCATTTTGTTATTACCCATTCCGTTACATACAAATACTGGAATACCTTCAAAAGTTAATTGAGCTCCGTTAGAATACCAAGAAGTCCCTTGATTGTTAATACCCGCAGCACCTAAACCAGCGGTTCCAAAACCACCTAAAGCTCTAATATAAGCTCTAGCTACATTTGTTGAAACATAAAGAGTTAAGTCAGATTTTTGTAGTGTTGCTTTATTTGCAGCATCTACTACTTTACCCATTTCATCAATTACATTTGCAGCATCAACCGCAGCAGCAACTACGTCAACTACTGTTGCATCTGCCAAAGCAAGAGCCTGAAAACCATCGAAGTCATCAGCACCTGCAGCACCTGCCCAGATTGAAGTTTCTAAAGCGTCTGCTACTTGAGCAGCAACTCTTGAAATTACATACTCCTCAAAAGAAGCTGGAATTTCAGCATAAGCTGAGAAGCCCATCTCAATCGCTTGCCATTCGTCTCTTAACTCCTTTTTACAAAGTTGAGCGTTAGCTTGTAATTCTTTTGTTTCTAATACTTTTTCTGTTAGAGTAAGTGAAGTCGTTGTTGCATCAAAATCACACGATGCACCTTTTACTACATTTGCCCAAGCACCTACCTGTAATACAGATTTGTACTTTACGTTAGGCATAATTGTTACCGCACCAGCATCTAAAGTTGATGCACTAAGCAACGCTGCCCCTAAGATTTTACCACTAAATTCACCTGCGTAACTTCCAGCGGTATAAGTTGGATTTGCCATTTTTAATTATTTTTAATTATTATACATTTTACTTAATACACGATCTAAAGAAGTTTGCTTTCTATTTTGTGCATACTTTAGATTGATCTTTTTATCTTCCATTTCTGGATTGTGAGAAATTGGCTCTGCTGCTGGAGTTTCTGACAACTCTTGCTTTACCTGCTCCTCAACTTTTTCAAAATCTTCTTTTTCTCCCATTTTAGATTTTAAATCTGCAATAGCGTCTTCAAGATTTTTAATTCTTTTTTCCATACCCTCCCAGTCATAAACTGCTGCCTCTTCATCCATTTCTTCCTTCTTTTCTTCTAGTTCGTCTTCTTTTTGTGGTACGTCATCAGAAACAACTCTGTAATCTGCAATGATTCCTTCTTCTTCAACTTCTAAGAGCTTTCCATCTTCCATTACATATTCACCAACAGGCATTGCTACTTTTTCATCGTCTGTAATGATAAAGATTTCATCTCCTGCTTTAAATGATTCTGATTCTACGATTGTTCCGTTTTCAAGTTTAGCTTGTGCTATCTCTATTTTAACTTCCTCTTGGATTTCTTCTCCTAAGAAAGTTTTGATATTTTTTAAGATTTCTGTTGCTTTCATATTACTATAACGGTTATTAATTATTATTTGTATTTTTAATTATGTTGTTTTTGTTATGTTGCCGATTCCTTGATTAATCATATCCCCCTTGCAGCATTCTATTGAGTATTCATCTCTATCTGCACAAAGGCAACCTCTTCGACTACCTTTTGGACTTGTTTTGCTTGGAGTTCTAAATTTTTTCATCTACCCTGTCCTCTATATTTTTTTATATATCCTGTTTTTCCTTTGCTCGCATTCTTGCTATGTGGATGCGATTTTCTTTTTGGTTTAATATATGCTTTAATAACATTCCTAGCCATCTAATTCTTTAATCTTGCTTTCACTCCATCTTAAAGCAGCTTTACCACCCCAAAGCAAATAAGATATAGTACCGCAAGCCTCTTTGTCTGATTCGTTATAATATTCATCAGCTCTGCTTAAATAAGAATACATCCTTTTAATTGTTTCTTTTGAAACTGGCTTGCCTTGTGATAGTTGTTTTGCTCGTATTTTGCCAACTTGAGTAGCGCACTTATTGTTGTTCTTCTCGTTTAATTCTATGCCTCTTTTAGCGTTGTTCTTTACAGCTTGAGGATAGTCACTATAAGACTCGTATTCCCTTCTTTCACCCTCTTTTAATCTAGCGTCTTGTTTTACTATTGATCTTATAGTTGATAACATTTGTTCCGCTTCTTCTTCTTCAAAGTCGTTTACTGGCTCTGGTGGGCGTTCTGCTTTGTCAGCAAAGTATCCCTCAATACTAAATCCTTTAACTTTTCCTGTTTTTACATATTCATCCCATACTTCGTTAGAGTTTACTTTAACAGCACCCATCCAAGTACCTACAGGTACGTTTAAACCATACTTTCTAGATTTGTCGTGAACTTCGTCCTCAACAAGCCAAGATTCAACTAGAGTTAATCCTTTTAGTTTGTGTAAGTGTTCTAGTGTTGCATTGTTTTGATTTCCATTCATTAAATACAACTGAGACGCTTTTTCTATTGTGTTTTTAGAGAAATATATATAATAATCTTCTTCATTGTTTTGTCTGTAGATTGGTTTGTTTGGAACTAGCAATGCGCCCATTAAGATACGCTTGTCGCCTGATACTTCAGCTAGTTTTACCTCTTCTGATTTTAAAGCAATAAAATCTTCTTCAATTGCTGGAGATTCTACTAATGAAATAGCTTCAATCCCTGAAAATATACCATCTCCTAAAATAAGTTCTATAATCTTCATATTATTATAACGAATTAATTTATTATTTTGTTTATCCTATTGTTGCACCCTCAATAATATTTCTGTCCAGATCTTGTGCTGTAGTTACAT